CCCTAAAACAGTCATTTTGACAGCAGTTTTTATGGTGACTAATCAGCAACAACTATTTGCCTTAACCCTAGGAGAACAACTAATATGAACTACAAAATAGAAATATACTCAAAAGATAACTGCTCATACTGTGACGCTAGCAAGCGTTTACTGGAGGAAGCAGGATATCCTTACGCAGAATACAAGATTGAAGCAACCGGAGATGAGCGTTTACGCTTAATGAATGAACTGACCGATAGATTAGGACAAGCACCTAGAACTGTTCCGCAAATCTTTATAAACGATGAAGCAATAGGCGGATTTACGCAGTTAAAGTTACGCTTAAAGGGAATGACTCCCGCAGACTCTTGGGGAAAAGTATGAGCAAGACTTACATTACAAGCAAAGAAGATTACAGACTGTCAATTGACAAAGAATGGGTAGAATCTGTTCAATGCTGGAAGATTACTATCTTAAGGGAAATTATAGGGCACGGTGAAGGAACAACTGAACTATACCTAACCAACAGTGAACTAGATATACTTGCAACAGTGTTAAGCAGATAAGGATTACTATGACTGAGATTAAGGAAATAGAGCCATTAGATCATATCAAAGTGTATATGCTAATGAAACTAACTAAGGAAGGCACATTTGCACAGTTAGCACCTACTTATGGAACACATAAGTGTATGGGAGGATTATGGGCAGATCAACAAGAAGCACAGCACGAACAAATGACTAAAGCATTGTTAGGTGAACAATATAGAGTATTTGAAATTGCCTGGAAGTTATAAAAGACGAAGCCCGGTAGCATAAACAAGGAAAGCATCCGGGCTTCTAACGCTAAGAGTAACCCCCGAAACCCTAGTCGCTTGCTTATTTAACTAACCAATACACTAAATACTAGGAGCGCAAAACCCCCCGCCTCGGTTAAACACAACCAGGCGGTTTTTTATTTGCTAAATATAAGAACCCCATAAACAAGGAGCAATAAAATGCGCGATACACAACGTGAAAAGCAAGAGCAGGAAGCCTTTGCTAACAAAATGAACAAGATGATAGACTTGATTAACGCAAATCTATCACTGCTACTCTTATATGTGCTAACGTCCGGACTCTATAGCATATACAAGACACTTTTCTAAGGAACCATTGCAATGGCAGCAGCAGAATATAACCTATTAATAGAGCAAGGTGCTGATTTCAGCAAAACTATGACTCTATTCCTAAACAGTCAGCCAATAGACTTAACCAATTGGACATTTGAAGGTGCTGTGCAAGCACGCCTAGGCGACGGCAAGCCAACAGCGTTCACCTTTACTAAGTTGCCTGACGTAGGCACATTGTTAATCACAATGAGCGATACATTAACATCTACCCTAGGATTTGAAAAAGGCTACTACAACTGGTTTGCTACAAATGACGAGGGTAAGAAGATTAAACTTGCCGAAGGCATTGCATATGTTTCTAGGGAGGTAAAATAATGACTCAACCTAACGTCGTTATAGATGATGCGCTAGACATTACACGCATCGAATTAACTGCTACAGATGATGCAGTAGTAATCAACATTACACAAGACGCAGGTCCTACTGGCCCACAAGGCATACAAGGCATTCAGGGTCCAATCGGCCCTACCGGCCCTGCAGGCGCAGATGGTGCACCAGGCCCTGGCATTACTAACATAGTAGATAATGGTGATGGCACCTTAACTGTTTATTATGGTGATGGATCAAGCGTAGTCACTAGTGACTTAACTGGTCCACAGGGCCCACAAGGCATTCAGGGGCCGATCGGTTTAACTGGCGCCAAAGGCGACCAGGGCGACCAGGGTATTCAAGGTATCCAAGGTATCCAAGGCCTTAAGGGCGATAAAGGCGATACCGGAGCGCAGGGCATTCAAGGCATTCAAGGCGATACAGGCCCACAAGGCCCGATCGGGTTAACAGGCGCAACAGGCGCAACAGGCGCAACAGGCGCAACAGGCGCAGACGGTATTAGTGCATATCAAGTTGCAGTTAACAATGGTTTTGTAGGCACACAAGCAGAATGGTTAGCAAGTTTACAAGGCGAGCAAGGCATTCAAGGCATTCAAGGACCAATTGGCCCACAAGGCATTCAAGGAGATACCGGTCCTCAAGGCATTCAAGGCATCCAGGGCGACCCCGGACCACAAGGCATTCAAGGCCCACAAGGTTTAACCGGTCCTACCGGCCCGGCCGGCGCAGGTGTTGCAGCAGGTGGTGCAACCGGACAATTCTTAGTTAAAGCCAGTGCAACAGATTATGATACAGTTTGGCAAGATGGTGGTAGTTTAAATGCAACAGACGTAAGGCAAATGTTCGCTGAAGCCGTTAACGCAGAAACTACGACCATCCTTAAGGGTCAACCTGTATACGTATATGCTAGCACAGGCAATACAATGAGCGTTAAACTAGCATACAATGCTAGCGATGCAACTAGCGCCAAGACCTTAGGCCTAGCATATACCGATATCCCTGCAGGTAATTCGGGATTAATCATCACTACTGGCCGTATTAGCGGGGTTAATACTAGTGCATATACAGATGGTGATACACTATACCTAGGTAGTGTTGCAGGAACCTTTACTAACATTAAACCATACGCTCCTGCGCATATGGTTACAGTAGGCCAAGTGGAACGCGCTAATGCCGGCAATGGTTTAATCTATGTACGTGTTGCCAATGGATTTGAATTAGATGAATTACATAACGTAGACATTACAACCAACCAACCAGCAGCCGGTCAATTTATAACCTATGATACAGCGACTAGTCTATGGAAGAATGCTTGGACAGTGTATACAGATGCAGTTAACCTAGGTGTTAGCCGCGATGTCGTAATAGGTGCTAGTGCAAGTGCTCCTAGTCTAACTATTAGAACAGGTGCTAGTGGACAAACTTTAACACACCGCACGTTGAATGCTAGTTATAGTGGTAGCACAGGCAATACCGGTGTTTACTTTAACACAGCCGGAGGCAGAGGCACTAACGGCGTATGGACAGGTAGCGCGCAAGTAGGCGATACATTAGGCAAATATCAAATCGGTAGTTATTACAGTGCAAGTGCACAGACTACTGTAGCAGAGATGATGGCTAGTGCGTATCTATATGCTCACTCTAGTACAAGTTATAGCACGCAGTGGAAATTACGCACTATGACTATCACTAGTGGCGCTACTACAATGGCCGATGCATTAACATACGATCATTTTAACGGGTTAGTAATCGGTAACTCTACGCAAGGTGGTAAGTTAACAATACCTGCTAGCAGTGCTATTAACTTACAGTTTAACAACCTAGGTGTTGTAATCGGCCATACTACATTAACCGATGCGCAGAATACATTCTATCATTTAAGTTCTAATAGATTCGGCACAGACAGCATAAGTCATATGAAGTATGCCGCTTACAGTCATCGTTTCTATAATAGAGACCTTAGTGCTACTCTACTACAGTTTGATCCTACCGGCATTCGTCCTAGCACTGTTATACAGCACGATACTGAAACTATTGCTAATAATGCAAATGCTAGTAATACCAAGCAAGCGCACATTGTAACTACAGGCGCAGGATCTACTACTACTGTAACTTTACAGCAAATTGCTGCACCTACAGTTACTATATCCGGTATAACAAGTAGAACAGTAGAGATGACATTCGTATGCCGCCCGGGCAGTAACGGTATTACTGAATTTGCAGCCGGTACAGGTGTTACTATTAAGAAGACTGCCGGATGGACAGTTAACGGCGGCGGCAATGCTTGGTATCCTACTGGACAAGGCGTAGGTGCACCTGAGCATATATTCATTGCTAGAACTACAGACGCTGGTGTAACTTGGTATCTAAGTATGCCAGAAAGTTATAGTTAAGCAACCATAGGGAGCAGAGTCTCCCTATTCTAATTATTAAGAGGTTTAATCGTGGCACGCATAAGAAACGATGATGACGCAAACACAGCGGTAAACGTGGAAGCAATTAGGATGGAGTATCTAGAGGATATTCCGGAGTTAAATATTAGCAATGTGGAGATCGCAGACGAAACGCAAGTTGCAGTTAAAGGTGATCCAGAAGCAAATAGGCTAATTTTAACCGAAGAGCAAGTCAGGCAACTAGGTATTATGGCAGAATTCGGCCTTAGTCTAGAGGAAATGACACAAATATTAGGAGTTTGTAAGAGTAAAGCAACCTTAAGCAATCGTTATGGTGATGTTATAGAACAAGGTCGTGCACGTGGCAATTATATGCTACGCCGCAGACAGTATGATATTGCAATGCAGGGTGATGTTAAGATGTTAGTGCACTTAGGTAAAACAAGACTAGGACAGCGTGAAACAACAGAGGTTATTACTAAGCAAATTCTACCTTGGAATGACGGAATAGACGACCAATTGGAAACTAAGTAAGTTTCCAAGTTTTGCCAGAGATTACATTTTTAACAATATGAATACCAACGTTATAATGACTAGCAATTTCTTTTCTAGTAGCGCCGGCGGCAAACATAGTTCGCATATCGGTTGCAATCTGCTCATTAATGAGTGCACGACCGTTATTAGATCCGTGTGCGTGCCTGCCCTTAAGGCGCTGATCCAACATATTGCTAGCGTGATCTCCGAGCCAAAGATGACTTGGATTACAACAACTCGGATTATCGCAACTATGACAAACGCTGTAACCGGTAGGATCTCGGCCGTCCAGCAAGACGGCAAGCCTATGAGTCATCCATTGCTTCCCGTTATAATGAATAACACCGTAACCGTCGTTAAGCGGGCCGGTCCATTCCCAGCAAGCATTAGGATCGGATGTATTAGTCAGGCGGCTATACAGTCTAGTCAGTGCAGTAGTGTTTTTCATAAATGTATTATAACAGAAGACGAATTATCGTCAAAATTTAGGAAATTAAACAATGAGTGACGATAGCCGCTTAGACCGTATTGAAGAGAAACTAGACAAACTGGCAGATGCAGTTATTGCTATTGCACGTGCAGAAGAGAAGTTAGTCAATCTAGAAAAAGACCGTAACCTCATATTAGAGCGTATGGAAAAGATTGATGAACGTTTGAGCATAGTAGAAGCAGACAACAACCAAAATAAAGGTATGGGTCGCTTTGTAGTGCCATTCTTCACAGCAGTAGTAACCGGCTTAGTTGCATTCTTCTTTGGAAAGTATAAGTGAAATTAACAATACCTCAGGCTAAGATTTGCCAAGATACTAATCGTTTTCGCGTGGTTATCGCAGGACGCCGTTTTGGTAAAACATTCTTAGCCACTAGAGAACTTGCTCGATTTGCTAGATGGCCGGATCAAAAGGTATTCTACATTGCCCCTAGTTACCGCCAGGCTAAACAGATCCTATGGGAACCGTTAAAGACTAAGATGCTAGAACTCAATTGGGTAGAACGCATCAACGAAAGCGACTTAACCGTATACCTAATTAACGGCAGTCAAATCAGTCTACGCTCTGCAGATAACTTTGACAGTATGCGAGGTGTAGGCTTAAACTTTGTTGTATTTGACGAGTTCGCAGATATGGACCCTAGGGTATGGACCGAAGTCATCCGTCCTGCATTATCCGACAAGCAAGGTCACGCACTGTTTATTGGCACACCGAAAGGTAAAGCAAACTGGAGTTATGACATATTCCAAAACGCAAAACAGTTACCCAATTGGAATGCGTTTACCTACACTACAGCAGAAGGTGGCAATGTTAGTTTGCAAGAACTAGAAGATGCTAAACGAGACCTAGACTTAAGAACATACAGAGCAGAATATGAAGCAAGTTTTGAAGACTTGGCGCAGAATGTGTATTACAGTTTCGGTGATCATAATATTGCGCCGTATACGGAAGAAGTTGGCAGTCAAATCTTTGTAGGCTGCGACTTTAACGTCAGCCCAATGTCAGCAGTAGTTGCAGTTAGAACAGGATTTGGATATCACATCATAGACGAAGTTGTGATATACAATAGTAACACGCAGGAGTTAGCAGACGAAGTACGTGCACGTTATCCGGGCAAACGTATCATTGCTTTCCCTGATCCTGCAGGCGCACAAAGAAAAACTAGTGCAGGCGGCTTAACAGATATTAAGATTCTGCAGAATGCAGGCTTTAGTGTAAAGTATCGCAACAGCCACCCCGCTGTTAAGGATAGGATCAACGCTGTTAACAGTGCATTTTACTCAAGCACAGGTAACGTTAGACTTAAAGTTGATCCAAAATGCAAGCGAACGATAGAATCGTTCCGCAAAATGAGTTACAAGGAAGGCACTGTCATTCCTGACAAAGAAAAGGGCTGGGATCATATGACAGATGCTGCCGGTTACTTTGTCGAATATGTAATGCCAGTAGTCAAGTACGACAACGATGACGCAACTAGCGGCTTTTCGTTCTACTAAATACAATTTGTTAAAGGAAAATCTAATGTTTTCAATAGAAGAAATTCAAAAAACACACCCAAACTATATTGAAGTTGCACAAAAAGCCGACTATCACTATCGTAGTTTTGTAGGCGGTGATGAATATCGCAGCGGCGGCTACTTACGCAAATACCTAGGCGAAGATGAAGGCCCAGGTAATCAATATTACAACCGTTTACTAAGCACTGCGCTAGACAATCACTGCAAAACAGTTATTGATGTATACCGCAGTTTCCTATTCCGTAATGGTGCAAGCCGTGACCTAGGCCTAGCAGGATATATGCCAGAAGTAGAAGAGTTTAAGGACGATGTAGACTTAGAAGGTCGCGATATGGACGACTTTATGAAGATGCTAAACGACTGGGTATCAGTGTATGGCACGATGTGGATATTAGTTGATAAGCCTGCTTTCCAAGCACAAACCGCAGCAGAAGAACAAGCATTAGGCCTACGTCCTTACGCAGCAATGTATAGCCCGAGTGCAATATTAGATTGGAAATACTCTACTGACATTACAGGTCGCCGTGTGTTAACAATGGTTAAGATTGTTGAAGAACGTTGCACAGAATATGACATCATCAAGATATGGACTCCTATGGAAGTTCACAAAGTATGGGTTAAGAAGGATGTTAAGAATTCAGTAACCAGCAATCTAATCGTATACGGTCAAGGTATGACACAAGGTCAAACTTATGAGTATACAGATATCATTAACTATGAAATAACACCTAATCCACTAGGCATTATTCCTATCATTAACGTAGTTGCTACTCCTAGTCTAATTGACGGTGTTGGCGTAAGTGATATTAACGACGTTGCAGACATTCAGCGTAGCATTTACAACAAGTTAAGTGAGATGGAGCAGGCAATCCGCATCTCTAATCACCCAGCATTAGTTAAGACTGCCGATACAAAAGCACAAGCAGGTGCAGGTGCAGTTATTACTATGGACAGCAATCTAGATGCAGGTTTAAAGCCATATCTAATACAACCTACTGGTGCTACTGTAGATAGTATTGCTAAGGCAATTGAACTAGAAGTAGAGTCTATCAAGCGTATGACTCACCTAGCAGCAGTTCAAGCAACTAAAGGTAGTCCAATGTCAGGTGTTGCACTACAAACTGAATTCCAATTACTAAATGCAAGCCTAAGCGAACGTGCAGACTTGTTAGAGCAAATTGAATACAAGATTTGGGCATTGTTCTTCAGTTGGATGGGTATGGATACTCCAGAAGAGTTTGAAATTGACTATCCAGACAGTTTTGACCTACGTGATCAGCACAGCGACCTAGAACTTTACAAGAAGGCATTGGAAATTGTTCCGGTCGATGCTTTTAAGAAAGAAGTCTATAAGCGTATTGCAGAACTAGTATTAGGCGACGAAGAAGCAGTTATGCTAGCAATAGAGGACCTAGGCCTAGATACACCCGAAGTTACTCAAGCAATAGCAGACTATAGTGCGCTAGAGAATCAAGAAAAGTTAGATTTGCTTAACGCAGATATAACAGAAGAGCAACAACAGTTAGATTTATAATATGATAATCCTCCCCAGAGCCAAATACCAAATGTTTGCATTAGGCATTTTACTACTAAAACTAGCACTAGGCGATGGGGATGATTATGATGATGACGATGATTGCTAAATAAACAACTAGTGCTCCCCGGCACTAATAAACGAGGTTTTACGTAAAAACTTTAAACTACTCCCTAGGAGGTTCCGAATATGCAGGATTCAAGCATAGATCAATCTGGTGTAGCAGCAACTGGCGCTGATACAAATCAAACAGATGTTTCCCAAGCCCAGGCAAAGACGTTTACTCAAGATGAAGTGAACAAAATAATTGCAGCACGATTAGCACAGGCCGAAAAGAAGTACGCTGGCGTAGATGTTGAAGAGTATAAGTCTCTAAAAACAATCAAACAACAGCAAGAGGAAGCCGAAGCAATCAAGCGTAGTGAGTTTGAAAAAGTATTGAAACAAACTCGCGAGCAGGCTGATAATGAAATCCGCAAGTATCGCAGTGAAATAGAGACTATCAAAATTGATGGCGCTTTAATCAATGCAGCGGCAAAGAATAAGGCAGTCAATCCTGAACACATTGCCAAACTACTAAAAGCGCAAACACGCTTAACAGAAGATGGTACTGTAGAAGTTCTAGATGATAAGGGTCAAGTTCGCTATAACACACAGACAGCGACTCCATATCAAGTAGAAGATCTAGTTCAAGAGTTTATTGCTGCTAACCCTTATTTCCGTGCTGCTACACCTGCAGGTAGCGGAAGTAAAAGCAATACAGCACCTGAAAGTGCTGTGCAGGCCTTAGACATTACTAAGTTGGATATGAGTTCCCCTAAAGATAGGGCTAAGTATCGCGAATTCCGACGCAGTCAAGGCATCATTTAAATTTAAAGGAAACATTTAAAATGGCAAACGAAGTAACATCAAGCGCAGTAAGCGCACTTTACGCTAACGTTGTTGCAGAAGCAACTTTCTTAGCACAAGAACGCAGCATTATGCGTCCTCTAGTCCGTGTTCAGGACATCTCCGGCGTTGCTGGTAAGACTGTTCAGTTCCCAATCTATCCTACAGTCGCTGCTGCCGATCTAACAGAAGGCGTTGCAATCGGTAACACTCTAGTTACTCCAGACGCAGTTGAAATCGCTGTTGCTGAAATGGGTGTAGGCACATTAGTAACTGACCTAGCACGTAACAGTGCAACTGGTGACTTAGTTGGTGCATTAGGCCGTTTATTCGGTGAAGGCATCGCTAAGAAGATGGACCAGAAAGTTATCGCTGAATTCGCTAACTTCACAAACACTCTAGGTGCCGCTGGTGCTGATCTAACTGCTGAATTAATCTTCAAAGCAGTTGCAACTCTACGTGGTCAAAGCGTATACAGCCCAATGTATGGCGTATTCCACCCAAGCCAAACTTTCGCTCTAAAGCGTGCTCTAGCAAACGCTGGTTCTGCTAACGTTCCTGCTCTAAGCGATGCCGGTAATGCTGCTCTAACAGCAGGTTACATCGGCACTATCGCTGGCGTTCAGTTATTTGAATCTGCTGCTGTTGCAGTTGACGGTAACGGTGATGCTGTTGGTGGTATCTTTACACGTGACGCCCTAGGTGTTGCTCTAAAGCGTGACCTAACTATCGAAGCACAGCGTAATGCTAAGGCTCGTGGTGACGACCTAGTTGCTCATATGGTAATGGGCGCTGGCGTTTTAGTTCCAGCATACGGCGTAGCAATTACTGCAAACGCTACTCTATAATTGAGTGAATGGGCTAGTAGAATACTGCTAGCCCTTTAAAGGAAATAAAATGTTCGCAACAACAGCAGATTTAATCCAACTAGTTCCAGGTATAGAAGACCATAACATCAGTGACTGGGATGCTGAATTAACTCAAGCCGAAAGCGATGTTGTGCGTCAGTTAAAAGCAGATTGGTGGAACAAGACACAAGGAATGGACAAAATCCTACGTAATCCTTTTGCACTATCCTTTGATCCTAGCAAATTAACTCCAGCACAATGGACTAAGGCTACAGTATATTTGGCTATGAGCCGCTATATCCTACCTAAACTAAGTAACTGGAGGCCTGAAGGCGACGCATTCCGTGAGCAAATAGATTTTTACAAAGAACTATATGCTACTGAGATTGCAGAGACTTTAGCAGCAGGTGTTGATTACGATTTCAACAATGACGGTAACACTGATCAATCAGAAGTTATCGCAACAGAAACAACAAGGTTATATAGATAATGAGAGAGCAACTATCACAGGCAGTGTTGAAAATTCTTAAGTCAGTAGATGGACTTGGTCTTGTAACACGAGATCCACAGAACATTGAAGACCTAGCAAGGACAAATTTCCCTTGCGTTATTCAAAATGCTACAAGCGAAGTAAGAGAATTTATTGCAGGTGGTGGTCCAGACTACATTATGAGTAAGATTACCTATGAATTAGCACTATGGACACAAAGTCCTTTTGTTGATACAAAGCGTAATAACTTGTTTGATTCAATTGAAACTGCATTAAATGCAGATCGTAAGTTAGGTGGATTAGCCAGTGACTTGGTTATCCGTGAAATAAGGGTAGAGCCTCAGGGCTCTGCTCCTTACAGTCAGAGTACTCTGGTGCTAGAAGTAGACTACTGCTTCAAGCGAGCATAAGCAATTTAAGGAAAATATTATGAGTTGCAACTTAGGTAAAGATGGCGTTGTAAAAGTAGGCACAACTGCCGTAGGTCACGTTCGTTCTTGGACAATTGACGAGTCAGTAGACCAATTAGAAACTACAGCGATGGGAGATGCGTATAAGACACGCTGCCTAGCACTAAAGGACTGGTCAGGTTCTATGGATGTTCTATGGGACACCGCAGACGCTGGTCAAACTGCACTAGCAGTTGGTTCCACAGTTAGCATTACTGTTTACCCAGTAGGCGAAACCGGTGATTCACTAACCGGTTCAGTAGTAGTTACAGGTGTTTCTACAAAAGCATCATATGATGGCTTAGTAGAGGCTAGCGTTACTTTCCAAGGTAACGGCGCACTAACTCGCAGTTAATCAGTGCATTAACAAACCCCAGGGCATAGGTCTTCAATGGCCGTGCCCTTTTTTATTAGGAGCATATTATGGCAAGCACAAATCCTAGAAAGACTATGGCCGAAATCCGTAGAGACGCAGAAGCACAGTTCAATAAACAATTAGACGAAACAGTTACAGCATTAAAAGCACAAACGCCCTATAAGACAGGTAATGCAATGCGAAGTTGGTATAAAAAAGCCTGGCGTTCAGGTGAAAGTAATGCTGTTATTGTTAACGATGCACCTTATATTGAACCACTAGACAATGGACATAGTAGTCAACAACCTCGTCCAGGATGGATTATGAGGACAGTTGAACGTATTGAACAAAAGTGGGCTAATCGTAGAACACCGTAACCTATTCTGCTATTTTGCAAAAACACGATCCTGACAAATAGTAAATATACAGCAGCGATGCAATAACCCCGTTTTAAACAAGGAAAAATATGTCAGCAATTACCAAAGCAAAAGAGCATTTTAAGAGTATTCTAGCACAAGGTCTAGTAGGTCCAATTGAAGTCCCAGAGTGGGATCTTAAGATTTACTTTAAGCCTGCTACTACTTTCGCTCAAGAATCAAAGATTGTAGAGTTAACCAGTCAAGGCAAGCAAGTTGAGGCACTAGTAGAAAGCCTAATTATGCGAGCACTAGATGTAGATGGTAAAGCCCTATTCACACGCAGTGACAAGACAGAACTAATGCGCGAAGTTGATCCTAACGTCATTATGCGTATTGTTACTGAGATGAATGATCCAGAACGTGCCGCAACAGTTCAGGAAGCATTAAAAAACTAAGTGAGGGCGATTACGATACACTGTTCCTATTCAAACTAGGTGTTGAGTTAGGTAAGAGTGTTGAGGAAATCGTCAACACAATGAGCACAGTTGAAATAGCAGGTTGGGTTCAATACTTCCGCTATATCAACGAAGAAGCGAAGAGACAAAGCGGCTAAGATAGCCGCTTTTATATTGGAGGATGTTATGACAATTCATAATATTCAAGTTACAGCAACAGACAATACCAAATCAGCGTTTGCTAATATTGAACGCAGTTTAGGTGCACTTAATGCTACTGCTGGCAAAGTTACTAACACTTTTATCGCTATGATAGGTGGGTTAAGTGTAGGTAAGGTTGTTAGCGTAAGCAAAGAATGGCAGAACCTAGAGATTGCACTTAAAAGCGTAAGTGCAGCAGGAACAGATACTAAGGCGTTATTAAAATCATTAGCAGACGCAAGTTCCGGCACAGTAGGCGGGGTTAGTGCTATGGTTGATGCCTATCGTCAACTTAAACTAGCAGGTTTAGATGCTAGCACTAGCACTATTGCAAGTCTTAAGAACTTAGCCGCAGCAAGCGGTAATGACCTAGGACGCACAGCAGAACTTATCGGTAAGGCATTCCGTGGCGAATTCGGTAAGTTAGATGACTTCGGTATTGAAGTTGAAAATCGTTACGGCCAGTTCGTAATCAAGTATCAAGGACAAACACAGGCGATCGTAGGCAATACACGCCAAGTCGTTGAAGAAATTATTAAACTAAGCAACACTAATGCTAGTTTCGCAGATGCTGCCGCAGCAAAAGCAAATACACTAGATGCTCAATTAAACAAATTAAAAGGCACTATTGAAAAAGGCCTAGGCACTAGTGGTTTAGCAGAATCATTAGCGCAAGCAGTATCCGATTTTAATGAGTTTGAAAAGAAAACAGGAGCAGTATCTACCATCCTTAAAGGATTAGCCGGTGCTATTAAATTAGTAAGCGATAATGCCGGATGGATTTTCAATGTTGCAGTTTTTGCATTAAGTTGGACACTATGGGGAAAAGCAGTAGGCGGTGTAGTAGCAATATTATCAAAACTTGCACCATATGCAGAAGGTATCGGCGCTTGGTTCTTGGCATTATCGGTTCGAATGGGAACATTTTCTGCCACAACTTCGGCTGTTGCAGTTACAGTCCGTTCATTCTTCAGTGATATGATTGCGTGGGTAGGTGTAGCATTATCTAAATTAGTAGTAATGGGAGATCAAGTCGGTATATTCGGAACATTACTAAAACCTGTTGTTGCATTAATCGCAGCGGGCGCAGCAGCCTGGGCTAAATGGAAAGGGCCCGAAGTTACAAAGGCCCCTACTACAACAGCAGCAGACTTCCAAAAGACCGATAAAGATACCACACCAGTAGCAACACCGGTTGCAGGTGCATTAACCGGCGGTAAAGATGGCAAACAAGCAAACACATTCCTACAAGACTTAATCGGTAACTTCGGTAAAGCACGTAGCGAATTAAAGATGCTACAAAGCGCAATGAAGAATACTAAAGACATCAACCTAATGAGCGAGATGTTTAATGAAGCCAGCAGCCGTGCAGAGAAGTTTGGTATTGTATTAGAGAAGCCGGCAAATCTAATCCAGCGTGACTACAGTCTAGCAGTAAGCAAGACTACAGAAGATCTACGTAGATTAGAGATTGAACTTGCTAACGATGCAGTTACTACACAGCGTTTCAACAATGAACTAAAGCAAAGTAGTCTAGAGTTATACGCACAGAGTATCCGCTTGGGTGACAGTGCATTAATGGCACAGAAGTTCCAACAAGAAATTCAGCAAACTAACCTAGGCTTAATTGAAAATGCAATGAAGTTAAAGAACGCTGGTTATCAGCAAGATATCTTTAACCTAAGTGTTATTAAGAATCGCCAAGACGTAGAGCAGCAAAAGATTACGCTAGACTTGCTAAACAAGAGTTACAACTCAGGCACAATTACTTTACGCGAATACACAGATGCACTAAAAGGCATTGATGATCGTATGCTAGGCGTTGACCAATTAAAGGCAATGGCCCAAGCAACACGCGAACAAACTCGTGCCGAATATGAACGTGCTAAAGCATTGCGTGACAGTTATACCATATATGAAGAAATTCAAATGGTAGCAGAGGATAGCACTAAGAAGGCCGGAGATGCACTAACACAGAACTTAACAGATGCAATTCGCACAGGTAAGGGCTTACTAAGTTCGTTCAAAGACTTCTTCAATCAAATCCTAACTGACATTGCTAACGCTATCATCAAGAAGCAGTTTGTTAACCCTATCGTAGACAGCCTAAGTGGTTTAATGACAGGTAAGGGCGGCGCCGGCGGCGGTATTGCCAGCAGCATTGGTAACATATTCAGTGGCAGCACTAGCGCAAGCGGAGGTTTAAGCGATATATGGGGCAAAGTATCTACTTGGTTCAGCGGATTAGGCTTCGCCGAAGGCGGTCGTCCTCCAGTAGGTCAAGCAAGTTTAGTAGGCGAAGCAGGGCCGGAGTTATTTGTTCCAGATAGCGCAGGCACTATTGTTCCTAACGGCGCAATGCAACAACCAATGGTTGTTAACCTAAACCTAAGTGCAATAGATACACAAAGCGGTGTTGAGTTCCTAGTCAATAACCGTGCAGTAATCACAGGCGTTGTTCAGCAAGCATTTAATAGAAATGCAAAAAATGGCTTCGCTTAATCAGTTAAATAGAGTAAAGGAAATCTAAAATATGACAACTCCATATGAATCAGCGTTTACCTGGCCTAATAACCCAGACACGCACTATGTTGATCCTGCAAAGTATGACGGTGTATATGCTCGTTTTACTGATATTACAGACGGCACCCTAGGATCAGGTATTACTATAGAAGGTGTAATTGAAAAAGTAAGCAAATTTAATCAAAGTTATTTTGCAGATAGTTTCAGTGCGCAAGGCATTAATGCAAGCCGTAAAGCATATAATGGCACTCCATTAGTAACAGCCGGTATGGCTCTGCATAGTTTTACTTGCACTGCCATTGAGAGCCTGAGCCCATTACGCATTACTACTAATAACCCTAACGGTGTTTATACTGGCCAGAAGTTTAAATTTACCGGCGTAATAAGCGATAACAGTGCTATTGTAACTAATATGAACAATGTAGAATTCTACATTAAAAAGATTGATGATAACACTGTTGAACTATATTACGACAGTGCAATTACACAGGCTGTTGATGCACAATATTGGATTAATACAAGTGAAACAGGCAGCGCTGGTACAGGTGATACTAAAGTATTCTTTAAAGTAGATAGTATAGATGCTAGCGGTCAACCGTACTTTACTATGATTGTAGGTAATAGCGGGCATTATTTCCACAGCGGACAAACTATTACACTAACAGGCAGTAACTACTATACTAACCTAAATGGTAAGACTTATTACATTAAGAAGATTAATGACTATGTTATTCAACTTTATACCGACAGTGCGCTAACACAGCCATTAAATGTATTAACAGACAGTGCCTGGAATATGTCAAATATTACCGGTAGTGCAACTCACACAGTCAGTTTAACTTTAGGTGATGTGCCTACTGAATACAACACATATCAAACCAAAGCAATTATGCGTGTTCGCTGCGCACAGCCACATAATTTAATTGCCGGCGTGCACGATGTTGCGCCTGCACTACCTATTAAGTTTACTGCCAGGACTAGCACTTATGAATTTCCTGCAGGAACTTTCGTAACAGGCGATACAAGTTACATTAACCTAGACCCTAGTCGCACTTTCTACGCTAAGGTCATTAATGAGACTGACTTAGATTTGTACAGTGATGCAACTTTAGTAACTCCTGTACTACAAGAGGACATTAACTTTAAGAATGTAGGCGGTAAACTAACAGTAGGTAATGTATATAGAACTTTTGACTATATTGAAGATCGTAATCCTGTAAGAGTGAGATTAAACACATTAACCCCATTTCCTATTAATGCAGTTAACGGTGATCAATTACAATTTGGCACTAACAGTTTCGGTTTAGATACAAATACCATTTACTATGGTAAGAAGATTAACGACTACACAGTAGAAGTATATACCGATCCTGCGTTAACAACTAGTTTAAGCATTGATAATATCGGTATTGATGCTGCCGGCAACTATATGCAAGGTGAATTAGTATCAAAATACTTTGCTAACAGTAGTCAAGTTGTAACCGACCCTAGTGCACCTTCTTATAAGGCATTGCTATTAACTAGCGCCGAATCTAATGAACTAGCAATGGCAGATGGTCAGGCTATTGTTAAAACTAGCGGTAACTATACTACCACAAATCCACAATACTACTATGTTAAAAAGACACATACAGATGGTAGCGGAAATACTTACTATGGTATCTACACAGATAGCACACTGTTAACTCGTATTAGCGCACCGGTACCGGGTGTAGGTAGCGAATATACTATCCGCAGTTATGCAAGGATTACTCGCTTAAAAGTATTTGAGGCTATCTATAGCGCAGGCACAACTCGTTCAACAGATAAGATTAGTGTTGTAAGTGGTCACATTAATCCGGCAACATTAGCAGTTGTAGGTACATTTGACAAACCTGCAATAATTGCATCTGGATATACGTTATATCGCGGTTGGATCGGTGATCATTGGCAAGCATTCGGTAGCAACTACCTTAATGATGCATTTACCGGGACTCCAGTACCAACATATACCTATGCAAATACTGTTCCGCAAGAATATGTAGTGGCTTGGAAAAATGTTAACGGTGCTGTAGATATTAACTTGTTTACTGTTGCATTCGGTAATACTGTTAAGTATGGTTTCGTTGATTTTCCTGTATCAACAGAAAGCCACCGCAACCTAGGCCTAATTGCAGTAGAAGATCCTGATAACCAATTAGTAGATGGGTTGCCTTCCTACTGGCAATTACCCGCTAACTACTTCTACCAATTAAACAACAATGGTGTGTTTACTCTAGATGTAGTTCGTTCATATACACGTCACGGTGTGCTAATCAAGTTAATACAAACAGGCCAAGCAAACGTTGGAACTCCACAACCATTAGGCACATTACAAGTAGATGGTGACGGCGGCAGTTACAGCAAAACTTATACTTGGAACTTTGATAACAAGATTTATGCAGATGTTTATTATCCGATGGTTAGCAATACCGAATGGAGTGTTCGTAGCGGCCTACCATTAACTATAACCAGCAATTACCTAGGCACTATATTACCTGCCGGTAATTACTGGGCAGTATATCGCAGAACCGACGGTGTATTCGGTCGTAATCAGATTGAATTCAAATTTAGAGTAGATGGCGAAAGTTACATTAACGCAACTAGCGTATATGACAGTTATCCATATGACAATTACAGTCTAGATCCTATCACTGGGGTTGCTAGCGGCAGTATTTCTTTAAAATCTATCAGCGGCCCTAACAACATTGTTGCTAACACTACAGCAGTACTACGTAATGGTACAGGCATTACTATTACAGGCAGCACACATAGTGAATTGAATGGCAATAGTTACTATGTCAAGTATATCACCAGCGGTGCAGGAACAACTTCATATGGTATCTATACAGATTTTGCACTAACAACACCTGCAACTGTAATTACAACTGTTCCTACACTAGGTGCAAGTGCTCCTGTTAGTTCTACTAGTATCTATCCTTATAAGATGACTACTCCTACCATATGGTATTATGGTCGTAGCGTTTATAAGCGTTACAATGAAACACTCCCGGGCTATGAAAATAGTGTTAAGGTAACAGGCTTTACAGCACGTGCCGGTATTAGTAACGGCTGGGGCAATTACCCAACACTAAACATTACACAAGATGTTGCAGGACATATTACAGGTATTAGCATTAATGCAGCCGATCCCGGTATGTTTGCGAATGAAGCAGAAGTTGCAATTAATTTTGCCAATGGCGATAATATCGGTAACTTGCCAGGAACTTACTTTGATCCTGAACTAGGTATCTTTGATACTAAGGATGAATGGGCTAGCACAAGTTATAGTGCAGGTAAAGTTTGGCCTACACACAAGATGCCAACTAGTGCAACTATCCGCACAGAGCAACCTACACGCATTACAACTAGCCAAAGTATGCAGCGTTATGCACGTAGCAGCGGCAACATCCGTTACTCAATTGACTTAGAGTATGCCCCAATGCACGCCGATGAATTTGCAGTATTCCGCAGCGTAATTGAAGCAATGCAAGGTCAATTGGTTCCTGTAATGCTACCGCTAGACGTTGTTCTTAAGGATCCACTACAAACTGTAAGCAATGCCAACCTGTTTACTAATACTCAAGTCCCGACGACTAAGAGTGTATTAAACATTGAAGGTTTAAATGCAAGTGATGAGCAAGCAATCCGTCAAGGTCAGTTCATACAGATTCTAGACACTGACATTGCCCCTAATGGCGGTATTGCAGTAGCACTACACGATGCAGCAAGTAATAGTTGGGGTGAGACAGCAGTGCGTATTACACATCCATTACGTTCAGTATTAGATGAGTATACCGATGTTAACCTACGTCCTGACTATGTTGTTGTAACTATGAACACTGACTCAACTGAATATAATGTAAGCACAAGCCTACACTATACGCTAAAAGTTAGTTTTATATTACAAGGCTGGGCGTAAGGAGTAAATACTGCTATGGCAAATAGACAAATTACAAACCCAGAGCAGTTAACAGCAATGAGCCGCACAGCACAGCGTTGTGCGGAACTCGTTGAAGTAACACTTGGCACTACTACCTATCGTTTTACTAATGCAAGTTTTAATGTTGCTTACAATAGTAACAACTACTTGCCATTAGGTGACTTCCTAGGCTTTACTGATGTGGAAGAAACAAGCGATATGAGTATTGCCAGTGTTACTGTTACACTGAGTGGTATTGATCCTTTAACAGTAGCAAAATGGCTAGTTGATGATTATATTGACAAGCCTGTGCGAATCTACCGTGTTTATTTTGATGAAGACTGGGCATTAATCGGTGATCCATTAATGTTATTTGATGGTCGTATTGATAGTCCAATGGTGCAAGATACAGGAACTACAGTAACAGTAGGTTGTAAAGCAGCAAGTCAATGGACAGATTTTAGTCGCCGCAATGGACGCTTTACTAGTGATGATCTACAGCGTGCTATATTTCCTACAGATAAAGGTTTTGAATACAGTGCTGTTGATAAACCTAATTTAAAATGGGGTGGATAACTTGAGTTTTGAACAAGAAATTAAACTTGCTAGCATCATAGCAGTACTTAAAGGACAGCAGTTCAAATACGGCACAACAGACTGCAATAGTTTTGTTGCAAGATGTATAGATGCACAGTTAGGAACAGATACTTGGAATGAACTAATAAAAGGGCGCTATAACACTGCACTAGGTGCAAGGCGCTTTCAACATAAACTAAGTCCAGATGCTTACTTGAAGCAAATGGGTTATAACGTAATCTCCCTAGACGGTGGATTACAAAACGGGGACATAGTTCTCGTAGATGAAAAGAATTTTACTTGTGCACACATTTGCTATGGCGGTAGTCTATGGTCTAGTGATGTTAAGCAAGGTGTTTGTGTTAGTAATGAATACGAATTACCTGATAGCGCAAGAATTTATAGATTAGGAGTTTAATATGCCGCCCGCAGTAGCAATCGCTGCCTCTTGGATAGGAACGCAAGCAGCAGCCTATATAGGTTTAACAGGTTTAGCAGCCTCATTAGTAGGAGGCGTTATTGCAATGGGAGTAAATTCCATTGCAAGTAGTCTATTTGGGTTTAATGAACCTCCGAAGAACAGTGCTAGTAGTAATGTGGCACTAAACACTACAGGTGCAGTAAATGCAATTCCTGTAATATACGGATTACGTAGGATAGGCGGAACTCGTGTATTCATTGATACAACTAATAGTAACAAAGACCTACACTTAGTATTTGCTATGGCAGAAGGTCAAGTAACCGGATTAACTAATATCTATGTTAACAGCGAATTAGCAGCAAGTTATGATGCTACTCACGTAGGTAACCCAGGTGGAGGATATGACACATATGGTTTTAAGTATGAGACAAAATTCTCTGGTAAATTAGAAATTCGTTGGAGAGATGGTAGCGATACACAAACTGTTATTAGTCTACTTAAGAACTATATTAATGATGCAACCAAGTGGGGAGATAATCACCTCTTGTTAGGTGTTGCCTACTTGTATGTCCGTTTAGTTTACAACACAGAACTATACAACGGCTTACCGCAAATTACAGCAGACATTAAAGGTAAGAAGATAACAGATACCTGGGACGGAACTTGGTCTAGCACAGACTATGATAATCCTGCCTGGGTGCTATTTGACTATCTAACTAATACACGTTATGGTAAAGGGATAGATAAGGCTATGCTAGACAAGACTAGTTTTATCAATGCTAAGAACTATTGCAATGAATTAGTTACTATGAAGGATAAGGACGGCAATGATATCAGTCAAAAGCGTTACATTGCTAATGGCCATATTGATACTGCTAAAACAATCCTAGACAACGTCAAAGACATCTTAACTAGTATGAATGCCTTTATGGTGCAAAGTGGTGGCAAGTATCTAGTGCGTTGTAATAAGGCCGACACACCTAGCGACTTTGAATTTACAGAAGAAAACATTACAGGTAGTTGGGACATACAGTTAGGTACTAAGACAAATCGCTTTAACCAAACTAAAATTACCTACTTTGAACCCGAGAATAACTATCAAGGAAACATTTTCTTAGTCAAGGATGCAACTTATTTGGCTACAGATAACAATCAAACATATGAGCGCGAATTAGTGTTGCCTTTAACTTGTGATTACGGTCGTGCTGCCTATATAGGTCGTATTGTTATGAATCAAAGCCGCTTCCAGACTACAATTAGTTTCAACGCAGTGCAGACAGCAATGGTAGTTGAAGTAGGTGACATTGTTAAAGTGACGCATCCAGTGCCCGGTTGGAACAATAAACTATTCCGTGTAATGAATATGACACTACAACCTATGGGCGATGTACGTATTGTTGCAATTGAATATGATCCTACAGTTTATACTACCGGCACAATCATACAATATCCGGACTTTACACGCCCTAGCACTTATTCAGGTGGCGGCTTAGTTGCTGCACAAACTGGCGACGTTGCTGCTCCAGTAGGTCCTATTGTAGAGACAAACCTATCTACAACATCCGGCGGAGTGATAACAAATAAACAAATTAGTTGGACAAAGAGCCCTGCTAGTGATGTAAGTTATTATGAAATTACCATTAATGGTAGCACTGTTGTTAGTAGCACAAATCCTGTATATGTCTACACTACAGCAACACCTAACACAGACACTTACGCAGTTCGCGCAGTTAATACACTAGGCTACAAGAGCAGCGCAATAACAGGATAATACTATGACAATTTATTTTAAAGAAACACTAGATGCATTAACTACTGAACTAGTTCCGGACGGAATTAAATTAGATTGGTTAGCAAGTAATGCAGAAGATCTAACCAAATATTTCCATATCTATCGTAATACTACAAATACCTGGCCAGGCGACACCGACGTTGCAAAAATATATGCAACACAATACGTTGACCGCCCACAAGTTGACGGCGACTATTGGTATTGGATAGCGTATGTTAACGCAAACGGTGACCATATTGTATTCTCAAAGAGTACTAGTGCAGTAATGTTCAAATACAATGAGGTGTACATTCCTGGTAGAACAATCCACACAACAGACGTCGGTATTACTGCACCTAGTAGTGCGTTAATCACAGTAGACGGTGAGAATGGACTGTTTATTCAAAGCACCACTAAGGGCGGAAACTATCCACACGGACTAGGAACTAGCCAGCGTCAATATTATTTTGCAGGTGACACAGATGCAGGCATAGCCACAAGTGCTAACGTACAGATGGGCGGAGCAGGCGGCACTAATACCGCTCCTGCGCAGGCTATAGCAGGACAGATGTTAGGTGTTATTAACTGTAACGGTTATGCAACTAATCCTAGCGGAGCCGGTGACTGGACGCAAGAAATTGCTACTGCGGGCGCAGGTACAGGCACTACTGCTTACAATGCAGGACAAATAGGTATTCAAGCAGTTGAAAACTTTACTTGCGATGCTACAGGCGCTAACGTCACTGCCGCTGGCGCAGGCTTTGTTGTTAGATTATATCCTACTGCAACTACAATGAACGGAACTAACCGCGTAGCAGTAATATATCATACACCTAACTTTGCTCAATACAGGACCGACTACTATCAATTCCGCAAAGGAACATCTACTACCAACAACGCAGATTTCCGCAGTGACATATTTGATTTTAAGCGTTATAATGGTACTAGCGTATTAGCAACACTATCTACTGCTAGTTTTAAAACCTATGTGCCTTTTGTTCACGCAGTTTACACGCGCGCACAGGCTGTTTTGTTAACTGGTGCAGCAGGACAGCAAATTTGCATTAGTGATAGTACCGGTAACAGTAATCGCTTTGCATATTGGAACGGCACAGGTTGGCGTTATGTTAGCGACGATACCGCGATTTAAATTTAAGATAAGTAAGGTATATGAGTAATTTACGCCAAGAACCGCACTGGCTAACAATTAAACCAGTGCTAACCCCCGACTTAGCCGACTTTGATCCTCGTTTACTATTTGCAAATGCTAGGATTGAAAATGCAGTATTGTTTCATACTAACAAGCCATTATGGAAGCAGGAGTATGACGAGTATGCTTATCTTGTTGCACCGGGCTATTGGATTATGGCAAGAGCAACAGATAACAAAGAGCAACAACATAAGTGGAGGCAAGAACGATACGCTGAGCCACAAGTAGTTGCTACTTTTGCTGCATTCCGTAGCGGCGCCGAAAAAGCACAAATACGTAAACTAGAAATAGATAAATTTAAAGAGGAACACGGACTGCATACTCGTCCTAGCAAAAAGCAAAAGGATAAGCCTGTAGTTGATGAGAACTTTGTTAAAGACTTACTTAAACAAGGACATAGCATTAGGGATATATGCGGAGAATTTAATGTTGCTAGACCACAAGTAGTTAAATGGTCTATGGAAGTTCAAAAGCATTTACGAGCAATATGACATACTTACGACAAAATTGGAGACCATTACTTGCACTAGTATACGGTGTAATATGCCTTGCTGACTTCGTCTTATTTCCTATCACTTGGCCATTGTATCAGCAAATTGCTTGGATAAGTTTAACAACACAAAATGGCGGTATGCTGCATATTAGTTTTGGCGGCATACTAGCAGCAGCAGCATATACCAGAGGTAAAGAGAAAATCGCTGCTATTGAGACAGGCACAGAAATTAAACCAGGAGAAACATTATGAGTTTACAATCACTAAGAGCAAAGTTCGCCGGCGAACCTGCAGGCACACAGTTAATAGATCAACAAGACGTATTAAATCGTGCTATACTAGGATCAGAAGAACTAGTGTACTATTATGAGTTAGAGCCAGAAAATCTTGTTAGTTTAAAATGGACTGCAACAGACTTAACTCTAGAGCAAGCAGCAATGGTTGATCGCATTATAGACTACATTGTAGTATAACCCACCTTAGGGCCGTTAGTCGTCAACGGTAAAGGCGTCCGCGACATTTCACTGGACCGCGTAGTGTTCGCCGGATAAAGTAACCGGCAACTT